ATGATTAGACTCATCCTGCTTTTACCTCAGCCGATGTACTTCTCTCCAACCTTGATCTAAAACATGGCAGGCTCCACTCCCAGATACAACCAACGATCCCTACCTCAACCACGACCCCGACCCCGACCCCGACTCCGACCTCGACCCCGACTCCGACCTCGACCTCGACTCCGACTCCGACCACGACCTCAATCCCGACCCCGACCACGACCACGACCTAAACCACGACCTCGACCTCGACCTCGACCCCGACTCCGACCTCGACCACGACCTCGACCACCACCCAAAGATTCGATTTGGAAGTTTCATGAAGATCTAAATAATGATTAGACTCATCCTGCTTTTACCTCGGAAGAGAATGTCTCCAAATGGTAGCATCAACGATCATGGAAGCAGAAATCATCACATCATCAATAAAAGGTTCGATCTCATTCAACTTGCCTTCCCTGAGAGCGGTGCTCCATTTGCCAGTATCGTATACACAAGTAGCTTCTTCAAGAATCAACGTAGTCAACGAAGAGTGCTTGACTCTCCCGATGTAATAGTACGTCAGGGTACGAACAATGTACTTTTCTCCGATCTTAAACTCAAACAAGGTAGACACTCCTTCTATTAACAAAGCATCCCACAGCATTGAAATTCCAGAAGGATCCCCAGAAAGAATCACTCCTTCAGCAATTCTTCTGGGGTCTGATCCTTCTGGACACCTCAGTCCAAGATCTACTAACTCGTGCATGTCTTGCTCTCTTGCTGATATTATAAGCAGGCTAAGGAAATTCGCTCCAGCTTCCATTCTCGCACGTCGTAATTAGTCCACAAGACTTCACATCGCTTGTCCTTCGTGGAGTGGATGGTACGGGGCGGACTCTTGTGCTTCCGCCATTTCGGAGCCGGATAGGGTCGGTCTAACAGCTCGCAATCATAATTAGATAGAGCTACCATTCCCTTTACGGAACTCAAAACCTTTGATACCTGCTCATGCTGCTCATTGGTCATTTCATGCTTGTAAGCCTTGGAGTCTCCCTTTGTCTCATGAACGTATGGTGGATCACAGTAGAACAAGGTTTTAGGCGAATCGTAGAGCCGGATAACGTCAATCGCTGGCCTGTTATCAATCTGGACTCGCAGCAACCTTTCTGCAATGTCTGGCAGCATATCGACGGAACCGAATGAGTAACGTCGTACAGATCCACGCATTGCCTGACACTGCATGGCAGTGCCAGACAAGGATAAGATCCACAGTATCGCGAATGCCAACAGAATCTACTCCCACAAGATCACTTCAAACTTCCCATAGGAAGGCCGGTTGGTTCCAAACCCAACAGCAATCCCACCCTATGTAAAGACGTTCAGAAGCTGCTGCTCCTGGAGAGTCTTGTTTGGCCACAGGATCATCCGGAACTCCAGTTCCCACGGCATGGGGAGAACAGGACGAACTTTGGGGTTGGGGATGCCCTTTTCCAAACTAGCCGTGCTCCGATCAATATATACTCCGCTCAACCATCTCACCACGAAGTTTCCCAAATCGGATCGGCTCCCCCCTCCCTGGTGAAGATAATATACCTGGGCTCAATCGTAACGAAGGAAGCACAGGCAAAACAAAAGGACTTGTACTTACGACTGTCCAGAATCCTTTTTGGTGCAGAATCGGTATTTTGCGCCGAGAGGAACGACACTATGTTCGCTGCCGGCAACACCAGCGTCTCGCCATCGTCCGGCAGGAAATACAACTTCTGCCACGCTTCCAATTTTGTGTCGTTGTCCCCCGGATACCTGTCGAACATGATCGGGGCCAGACCACGAACTTTTATTCTGCGGCATATCTTCTCCCTAGTTCCCTGTTCGGTCCTAGTAAGAGGACCAACACCATTGCCGCTGCTTCCAACCTTCGGTTCCTAAGTTTTAGTTTTTGCCACAAACGACCTTCCTTTCAGTTTAGAATAAAGCCACAAACTGGCCCTACCGGGCACTGCCGAGCGGCATCTTGTATCGCAGCAACTGGCACATCCCCGAAAGGCACGGTCTTTCCTAGCAGAGCCCGGGCAGGTAAAACAAATTAGCCTTTCTTATTCTCAACCTCTTCCTTTACCTGAACGATTAGATCCTTTACCTCCTTCCTTTCTATCTCTGTTATTCTTCTGTTCAGTATTTCCCAGAAATCTACTGGCCTGTCTGTAAGAGACATCAGATCCTCCACAAACTGATGCTGCCCGTCCTCATCAGGAATAATAATCTCGGATTCAAGGAAAATATCCCCTCTTTTTGGAATTTCGTGTCGAAAAACAGATCCATCCACACGAATCATTCCTATCCAACATTGCCTGTTAGTCTCGTCCATCTTTCTGCGAAGAAACCCGCCACAGTTGAGGACAGTAGTTCCATTCACATTTTCCATAAATCCATCGTGATTGTCTCCAAAAATAGCCACGTCGTACCCGAACAGACGACTTCTCCACTCTTGAACATGCTCACTCTTTGGAGCACCAACGTAGGAGGATCCTCGATCTTTCCAGATGTAAGAATGGATCACAGCTACGTTTGTGCAGATATCCCTTCCAGAATAGGGAGTTACTTCTATCCCCCAAGGGAACCCATGCAATCGAAGGAAGCCAATGTCCACCGGATTCCCAGGTTCCAAGTTTGTGATCTTTCCTGCCTGAACCAACGTCCAGTAGGCAGATTTCTTTCTGTCCTCGTAACGATGGTACGGAAGATCGTGCTGTCCAGGAACAGCGTACATGTGTGGTAGGTGGGATAGTGCCCAGTTAATCACCTCCGGAGGAGAATTCCATCTGTCAAAAATATCTCCAGCGCAGATTACTGGAACCTTGTGCATCTCTGTCAGGTAGCAAAGTTCACTGGTATGCTTCTGCATTGCCAGATACCAGTCCGGCTCGCCACTGCGAGCGGCTGGAGGAGTATGGCTCAGGTGCAAGTCTGACACTGCAATGGCTGCAATGTTCCGCACAGGGGACACTGCTTCTTCAGGATTTTTTCTAGATCCTTTTTTGCTTCGGAATAATCGTCCTTCGTCTGGCACAAAGATTCCTCCAAAGAAGTTAGCTCTTTTAGCAGTTGCTGTAATCTTTCCTTGCTGCTATTGATAGCATCTATCTTGCTTTTGATCTTTTCTATTTCTCGGAATCTGGATAGGAAAGGAATTGATTCCCTGTAAACCTCTCGAAGACAATCCAGTTCCAGAAGTATATTGTTTAAACGATCTCTCTTCCTTCTGGAACTTTCTGTCCTACCGGACAGGCCTTCTATTTCTTTCAGTTCTTTGTCTGCTTCCCCTACCCACTCCAGGTCCTTTGCCCTTTTCTTTGCCTCCTCTAGCCTAGACTTACAGGAGGATTCTTCTACTTTGAATGATCTTATCTTGCCAGCAATACAGAATAGGGCGCCATCAATTGTGTTTAGATTGACTATGGAATTTAGTTCCTTGCTAATTTCTCCAGGAGAAAGAAGGAACCAGAAAGGATAGTCATGTTGAAGTTGCCAGTTGATGGCATCTACATTAAGAATGGATCGGAATTCATCCGGGACAGAAGTTCCAAGTGCCTTGAATATTCTGCCATCAAGTTTGCATAGGTTGGATTCCCTCCCCCTAGAACGCTGGAGGAAACTACCATCCACTTGCAAATGAACAAAGCAAGATTCGGAACCCCGTCTAATATAGGAAGATCCGGAGGGACGATTCGTTGCCAACCATTTGATAGCTCGAAGAATGGAGGATTTGCCAGAGTCTGTCCTTCCAATGATAGAAGTGATATGCTGATCAAATTCAATTTCTATTCGATTATGACACTGAAAATTTTCCAGGAATAGTTTTTCAATCATCGCCGCCGCCGGGATTCTTTTCGTAAACCCCGCCTGCTACCTTTTCTGGAGGGGAGTCAACTTCAATAATTTTATCTATTAGTTGATCCGATAGTTTCTTGCAGATCTTGTACTCGGTACTGTTCCACGACATGGTTCGCATTCTAAACTGTATTGCAGATAGCAATACATTCAGGGAAACACGATCAACTTCAATCGTAATGTTGTTCATTAAATTACTTTGCTGGTATTTACTTTGTAACATCTATGGCAAGCAAGGGATCTGCCACAAATGTATTGTCTTCATGAATGACATGTGGAGTAGTAGTGTGACACCCATGTTATTCTAAAAGACATAATAATCCAATATGGAAGTCTCATAAAAGAAGGCGGTTGCCACACCTCCCCAAGGATAGGAACTTCTCTTGCCAGATACACCGTGGTTAGAGTAAATGGTAATAGAAATTAGGAGAGCGACGACCCCTCGCTGTTCTCCTCAACCACCTTTTTCTCCACAGAACCGCCTGCCCACAACTTTACTGCATGAGGACTAACTGTAGAAAAGAACTCTTTCAATTCCATCCCACCAATATATCCACAAGGAGGATATGCGATAATAATTGCAGGACTGATCTTACAATCCTTCTTGATGAGATCTACCACTTCCCTAGGGAAAAACACCAGCGGTGTTCTGGTGTTTCTTTTCGTTACTAACAACCAGTGACTTATGCCAGCATCCTCTTTGTTCTTGATCAGTTTATCCACCCATATTTGATATAGAGGATTTCTCTTGTGAGCCCTTTCGGATATATCCACCAGATCAATGATGGACTGATTAGAGTACCCATGCTTTAGTTCCACCACAAATAGATTTGTGAATGGAACTCCGTCTGGGTCTATGGCAGTTATGTCCCCATACTGTCCAGAAGTTCTCCTATTCTTCTTGGATCTAACAGTTGCCCTCGCACCAGATCCTGCCGTTCTCCAGAATATATCGTCCCTCTCTCCATTCGTCCACCACTGAGACAGACGGGTACAAAACCACCTTTCAAATGCTGGGCCTTTTCTAGCGGCAGACATATCAACTGTACCTTGGCTTGCGAAAGACCTTGCAGGCTTCCTCTATTCTCTTCCATACCACTTGCACCAAGGAAAACAATTCCTGTTCATTGTCGTTGCTTTCTATGAAGTCAATCAGATCCTCCTGATTATCAAACATTCCAAAATCTCCAGCGTTGATCTTCCTTCCTTCCTTTTTCCACTCTCCCTCTTCTATCAGGAAGTCTACACAAGATCCTGTATTATCAAACCCCAAAGAAGGATAGAACGGAACGCACACCGAGGGCTCCCAGCCTGTCTGTCTGTTCTTCCTCACCTGGATTTGTAATACAGATCCAATCTTGTGCGACCTTCCATTAACTTCCTTCTTGATAGTCTCTCGAATGCTAAACCACGCCTCTTCGGCAGCAAAGAACTTTAGCGCCCTTCCCCCAGCCCTTGTTTTCTTTTCTCCAAATGGAACAGCATCTAACCTGTCTATGGTCTGACAAATGATCATGAGGATGCTTCCAGTATCCTCCAGTTCCCTCATCGTTCTTCGAAGTCCCTGCTTGATCTGCTTAGCCTTCTCTGCTCCATAAGAAGCGGGGACTTTCTTTCCCTTTTCCCTGGCAGCCTTTTGCCTCTCGTACAGTTCCTGATCTGCTGCACAGTCCAGAGCATCAGAACTATCTAGCACCCTGATAAATGGACTCTTCCCCTTCAGATCGTCATACATCCCATCGAAAAATTCCTCGACATTTGACGAGTGGTTAACCTCTATTCTCGTTGATAGTTTTCCAAAAAACTTCTCCATATCCATCAAGGCCCCGCCCTCCACGTCATCGTAGATCAGGCGGTATTCGTCATACTGTTTGTTGTACGCCGCCTCTGCCATAGTGGACAGGGACAGGAAAGTCTTGCCGCTGGCGGAATCTCCTACCAGAAGATAGTATTTTCCAGGAAGAATTCCATGGTCAATCTGGCCAGAAAAGGCCAGATTGACCATGGAGCACCCCGTACTCAATCCTGATGGGGTATCTCTCTCCTTGGCTTTCCTTTGTCCCTTGAGAGTTTTCTTGATCTCATCAATCATAAAAGCAAACCTTGACTAGCAGAGCATTGCAATGCCCGACCACGCAGAGCAAAGTCCATCAGTAACTCGCAGCGCCAAGCATAGCAGTGCTTCCCAAAACTATCCTCGCTTCTTTTTCTTCACAGGAAGATCCTCCTCTTCTTTTTCTTCAGGCTCATCCTCCCACAAGTCATTATCCTCTCTCCAACCATCCCCATCATCTTCCTCTGGATCTTCCCTGGTCTTCTTGGAAGAAGAAACCTTCTGCACATCGGCAGGAGCAACCCCACGACTCCGAGAATCGTCATCAATTCCTGCCAAGGTAAGGGAGGTTCCATCCCCAGAGATGGCCATGATCATGTATTCCTTACCGTCATACTTGACCTTCTGACCAACTTCCAGATCAAGATCCTCTGCTGTTGGACCAGCAGATTCCTTCTTATCCTCAACTTCTGATCGTCTCGTAGCACCAACAGATCCCGATGGGATCTTTGCAGAATGGGTACTCCGGATCTCTTCTCTGTGCCCAACCCCGTTTTCTGACGACTGTCCGTTGTCAATCGCCAAAGGCTCCTGCAAAAAAATCCTCTTGAGTTCATCATAGGAATACTCGACAAGACAATTATCCAAACACACCGCATCCTCGACAATATCAAAATCGTATTGCCGGTCCCGCTCATCGAATTCAAGGGCAGTCACACGATTGTACTTACCTCCTGGATACTTGTCTTCCTCCACCTTGATCACAATGGTCAATCCCCTCTCAGGATCATGGAAGTCATCAAACTTCTTGGACATCTGAAGTTTGTCCTTCAGCATCTTGCCGAAGGAAGGGTATTTCACAGACCCAAAGGTGGTATCTAGTACTTGGATACCCTTCTTCTTTTCTGTCTCATCCGACACATCGATCACATTAAACAGGTGCCTCTGCTGTGGACGCAGCCCGTCCAGTAATTGCCTGTCAGCAGTTCCACCGTTCTTCTTGACCCAATCGAAGATCGGATCTGGCTTCCCAAAGGTATCTCTCAGCGATACATACCTCTGGTTCTTGCCGTTAGGCATAGGGATCTTGTAGCACCAGTACGTTCTCTCGAAGTGCAAGAACCCCTCATCAGCACACGGATTCCCTCTGCCAACGTAGTAAGGGATCACATCCAACCGCATAATCCCAGATCTAAGTTGGAGGAAGGTCTTTCCTTCCGGCAGTTTAATGCTGGTGGGCTCGTAAACTCTCTCCTGTTGATCCGCCCACGCTCTGCCAGAAGTTCTGCGAGTCTGCGCCTCTGCCTTTCGCTTCTCAACCATAACTACTTACCTCCCTTTGATTTGAATGCATTACGGGCTTCAACATCAAACATCTTCTTCCCTGCTTCTCCAGAGACTCGGGGCTCAGCATAGTAATCAGCAAGCCACAGCTGCACCAGATTCTCCAAAGTCCGCTTCCTGTCATCGATAGCGTCCAGGTATGCCTGAATCACATCAACATTATGCTTGGCAACCAGAGAGGCTTCCACTGCCTTCTGATACTCAGGCTGCACCAGAACAGTAGCCTTTACAGCCCCTTCTGTTACCTTTTCCAGATCAAAATGAGATGGATTTTTGCGGATCGAAAGCTCGATTTCGGCTTCGACCACATTAAGATTTGCCTTGGCCCGATCATGTTCCTTCCGTGCTTCTGCCAGTTTTTCTCCCCACTCTCTGCGAAGCCTTGGCTGAAGCAACCACTCCTCGTCCAGTCGGTGCCTGTCCAAATCAAATACTTCATTTTGCATAGAAGACTGCATCTGATGTCTCTAAAAGAAGACCATGATTAAGCATGGACGCAATACGCTTCTCGTTCGATCCCCTTACCCATTTGAGTGTTGCCCTGTCTCGAAGTATTATAAGCGCCTATCCCAGAGTCAACACATACTTTTTTCTAGTTTTCTTGGATTCTTTCATTACGAACATAGGTTCTCCTTGAACAGGGACTTTATGTGATCCAATTGATCTTTCCGAATCAACTCCTTAGTTTCGGGAGTAAGAAATTCGAGTAGTCTTTCCGCAAACATAATTCTGTCGTGGACTTGCATATTCAGAACCTCTCCCCTTACAAAACAAAGCAGTCGAGAAAATCGGTCCGTCTCTCGTTCGCAAAAAGTAGCTTCGTCCAAGAGGATCACTCCGTAAAAAAGAAATCGTGGCAGGCCAGCACCAGACCAGCCTTCTTGGTGTCGTGCCAGTTGAACTGGAACTTGCTGATCAAACGTGCAGCCCTCTCTCTGAGACCAGAGTTCTTCAGCAGTTCCTTCGTAGCACAAGAAAGGATCAGATAGCGAATCCCCTCCCAGTCCTCCCCGTCTTCCAAGTTGTTAAGTATTTCTACCGTCTTGTTCCAGTCCCCCCTATCCCAAAGCATGGACTTGGCGAGATCGAAAGCGGACTTTCGAGCATCCGATTTCTGCACCACATTTAATTTCTCCTCCTCCCCTTCAATACCAACCACCTGATCCAGAATTACCAGCGCCTTTCTCGCTGACCCATCTGCCACTTCTGCAATCCGACCAAGCACCTTTTCGTTAGCCTTCCCTGGAGCCTCCTTTCCAAACTCCTTGATCAGTACATCCTTCATCAACCTTTTCAGGTCGTGAGCAGGGATGGACTGTAGATGGATTTCTGTACACCGAGTATGAATCGTCTTGATTACCTTTCCAGGATCTGTAGTACACAAAAAGAACCAGACATGATTTGGAGTGTCTTCCAAGATTTTCAACAGGGCCGACTGTCCATCATTGGATATCTTGTGGCATTCATCAATAAGCCAAACCCTGCTCCTACCGAACATGGGAGCCAGGCCAATCCTCTGACGAATTTCTCGAATAGTATCGATCCCGCGAAAGTCGGCGGCATTGATCTCCTGAAAGTCCGGATCTCCACACCCCAAGTTCTCCTTGAGGATCCTTGCCAATGTAGTCTTTCCACAACCCGAAGCACCTGTAAACAGAATCGCGTGGGGAATTCTGTTCTTATTCACAAAGTCTTCCAGAACCCTGATTGCCTCCGCTTGTCCAATTACTTCCTTCAGAGATGCAGGTCGATACTTTTTGTACAGTTCAGTCATGACTTTCTCTTTGGTTTGGCCTTCTTAACTTTTACCTTGAACCTGACGACCTTGACCTTCAGTTTGGCCTTCCTTGCCTTTCGGAGCACGTCTGCTGTTCCTCTGGATTCTCCATCCCAAAAAGCAACAATAGCATCTGCTTTGCTTACCATTTCTGTATTCCTTATAGGACCAGCGGCATTCCCAAACTTGTCCCAATTTGGTCGGTACACTTCATATGAATGCCCCCTCTTCCAGGCCCACTCCTCTCCGAATATGTCTGCTCCGTTCGCATGTCCGGAAAGGATTACAACTTGCTTCAACTTTTGCTTGTGAACTAACTCATCCATGGTCTGAAACAACAGATCAATATCATCAAATGTTCTGGAACCAGCAATGATTATTCTCATCTTATCCCTCTGTCCACTCCCCATTCTTTTCCACATATTGTTTCTTCTCGTACCAGCTAGACTCCGCAACCTCCGCTTCTATCTCTAGTGGAGTAATGATCCAGGACCACTGCTTAGGAAGCCAGACAGTCATAACCTCCCTAGCAATATTCAGATAGTCTCCTACTTCCTCTACAGGACTGTCTGCAAGGATACTGTCATGGATCTGTCCAACCAAGCAGGTTTGCATCTTGCTGTCCCTGATCCTTTTTCTGACCTCGACCAGACTTTTTAGAAGGCAGTGGAAGGCTGACCCTTGTACAGGATGGTTGATCACATCGTTTCTGGAGAACACTCCCTCTTCTGTGAACCCAGTCAAAGAAGTAAACCTCCCCATCTTTCGATATTGTTCCACCCAATCATTTTTCCACTGCTGATACACTTTGAACCTGCGTCCCCAGAAATCTTCTTCCACAGATTTTATGTGGGCTGCATAGGAATTCCTTTCAGGAATTGCTCCCGGAGCACACAATCCAAGTTTAGTAATTCCCTTGCTGACAAGATGTTGCTTGATTGTCTTCCCTTCTGGACCCACCAATCTCATCCCGTCGCAGGCAGACCACAAGGCAGGAGCACACTGAAACCAAGCCGATCCATAAAATTGTGGGAACACAAAATTACTCTTCCCACAATACCTAAGTTGTTTGGCATTGGCCTTATCGAGACTGTTCCATTCTTCCGTGTTCAGAGCATAGCACTCCATCGCCATATCTCTGTGCATATCTTTGGAAGGATCATTGATATACTCTAACATCGCCGGGTCTTTGTGATAGCAAGCAGCGATTCTAACCTCAATACCAGAGAAGTCAACCTCTACCAAACACCTACCCTTTCTGGGGATGAAGGCTCTGCGAATCAACTTCCCCATATGAGGATCTCGTATAGGTAAATTCTGGAAGTTCGGAGAGTCCGAGCTGGAACGAAAAGTCCTGGTGGTGTGCAAGTTAAAGAATGGGTGTATGTAACCATCTACCACTTCCCTACGAATTCCTTCCAGAAAGGTGTTCTTTGCCTTCTTTACTCTTTGAAGAAAAGCAAACTTCTTTGCAAAAGGAATATTGGTTTTATCCAACGTACTCTCATCAGATTTGTATCTGCCTGTTGAAGTAAGGAACTCCTCTCCTTCTGGAAATGGAAGACGCAAGACTCCAAACAATATCTCTGTTAACTGCTGCCTGCTATCGAGATTAGTCCTTTGTCCAAATTTTCTTTTCCATACACCATAGATCTCATCTTCCTGTAGTTTGTGTGTAAGGAACTCAATCCTATTCCCTGTTCTGTGGATAGCAGCATCCAAGTAAGGAACGTCTATTCGTATGCCGTTGGACTCCATTTCTGCAAAAGCAATAGATCCTTCGTGGAAAAGTTGGTAGGCGTCTTTTGTGGAAAGACTCATCGGTTATCTCCACTGCCCCTGAGAACCCCCCGGTTTTTCCTGTCTTGCAGTTTATCCAGATTATTAAGAGCAATCTCGCTCATGGAACAATCAATCTCCCGGCAAAGAGCCGCCATGTACCACAAAGCATCTCCAATCTCCTTCGCCAATTCCTTGCGAAACTCACTGTACATGGACTTGTAATCAGTAACATCCTTACGAAGAACCTTCTTTATCTTGTTGACAATCTCTCCAGTTTCTCCAGCCAAACCAAGAGCAGCATAAGCCAATCCGACAGCCTCCCCTGAATTAGGATACACAGAAGTTTCCTCAGACAGTCTGACATACTGATCGAACGTCATACTATACTCCTAATGCAAGCTGTAACAAAACTTTACAATACAGAAGCTAGAGACCGATATAGCACCGCCCCTTTCCTATATTCTGCTACTGTACTTGTAACGCACCCACAACATTGCAACAGCATCTTTTGATGGTCCTCTGGTACACCATGATATTACTTTATTATCCGAAATGATTTTTCTCTTATCCACTTTGTTCCACCAAAGAGTGGACTCAATACTAACCAGAATGGAATTTTCATGATCAATTGCCCACTGACACTGCCCTCGCCCACATCCATATTATTGACTATGATCTCGTAAATGAGTCTGATCTAGATTTCGATTCTCTGGACTCTATACGATGTTGATTTTAGTCCTAGGATCCACAATGGAAGTTTCATTATTTATCTATAAAACCCAGATCCAGACTTCGACCAGATACTAGACCACGACCATGCCTACGGGCCTGATCTAGATCCAGATACTGAGTATGGCCAATACTCTGATTTTGAAAATCTCTTGTGTCTCACCCCCTCCCTCAACGCTTCAACCCTGCTCTTCGATGCCAATCCTTCCCTTAACTACATACGAGACAAGAGAAAGCAATAATGAATTTTCATACTACACCAACCCCGGCATTGTTCTCTCTATCCTTTCCGTTGCTACCTTGTGCCAGTGAGGATCTATCTCCATCCCTATAAAGTTCCTGTTCATCTCCTTGCAAGCAACACCAACCCAACCTGCTCCACAAAAAGGATCTAGCACTGTATCTCCAGGTCTGGTGTGGTTTTCCAACAGAATCTTGGCCAACTTCACTGGCTTGGGAGTAGGGTGATCGTTATCATCTCTTGTCTGCTCTCTTCTTATCCCCGTCTCGTGGGGGCGAAGAACATTCCACTCCCTGCTGGAGGAAGAGCACCACCTCATGGGCTCTCCCACCTTATGACCAACTAGAACAGTCTCATAGCACCGGCGATATCGCCAGCCGAACCCAACTGGTCCCTTGTCCCATATTAACATTTGATCAAACTTCAGCACCTCGTCCATCCAGATGGACCACCAGGCAAACTGTGGCTGGAACGGAAACCCATCTCGTGTGCTGCCTCCTCCTCCTCCACAACAAACGGCAGCAACTCCTCCCTTGAATAGAACCCTTTCAAACTCGACCAAAGCCTTTCGGTACAGATCGTTTGCCTCTACCCCATCGTTCTCCAATGTCTTCCCTCCTGACTTTCTTTCCTTTGTAACTGTCTTTCCCCCCCAAACTTTCTTTCCCTTCCTTACGATATTGTATCTTCTATTACAGAAGTCTCCCTTCTCATTTTGTTCATGTCCGTAGGGAGGATCAGTTAATATAAAATCTATGGAACTGTCCGGGATCTTTGATAGTTCCTGAACACAGTCCCCAAGAATTATTTGATACTTGTTTGACATACTGAAGCCTACATACTATTTTATTTCCTTGGAATGAATCTGAGCCACCTTCCATTCCATCAACGAATCCAATCCGTTGTATCGCAAAAGTCTGCATAGATCCATTTTCCACAATCTGTTCCCACTATTAGATCCATCTGACCCAAAATACTCTTCGACTCCCTTTGTCCAAGGATCCTGTCCAAGCAGCACAAATGCCTGGAATTTAATACTGGTTATCCCCGGCCTGCTATCTAACACATGAGTAGACAACATGGTATCCCAGTACCAATTCTTTACTCCCTCCCCAAATTCCTTGATGGTCCAACGCTCTTCAAACTTCATGTTGCTGGCTACCATGGGAATACCAGAGAACAACAGATCTCTGGTTGCTTCCTTTGCTCCTCCATACCAAGGGTAAGCAATGGTAGTTTTACCATCACTGACAGAACAACTAACAATCCTCGATTCTGTACTATCAGGCTTCAATCTGTCTGTTTCGTAATCAAAGGCTACAAAAGGAGATGTTCTTCTGTCACTCCCTTCGTAGGTTATCTTCCTTATCTTCCTTGCCGCCTCTTCCGTGTCCAGTTCCACGACTACCTGAGATTCAAAGTCTGGCTTTTTCTTCCAGGGCCTTCCTTCCAGCAGGACAGCACTCTTCAGATGTTCTTCCCACAACAACCGCAAGACACTGGAACTAATCGATCCATCACTATTGGATCTAAGAACATAGGAAGGATGCCAAGTAGGACATATCCAAGCATTCAATTTCTGATGTGGTATTTGCCATCCTACCCAGCGAGAAATGCTTCCGGGGTCTTCCCCCTGCAACCAACCAATTACTGAATTGACGGCTGAAGATCCTAGAGGCAGTATCACTTCCGGATTCAATTCCTCCACGGCTCGTATAATGTTGGGGCGACAGTATTCAATTTCTTTACTGGTCGGTGTTCTGTTTCCTTCTGGACGACAGATAATAGAATTGGTAATCCAGCAGTCCCTTCTAATCTCCACTCCAAAACCAGATAGGACTCTGGCCAGTTCTGCTCCAGAAGCACCAATGAACGGAATTCCCTTTTCGTCCTCACCGGCACCAGGAGCCTCTCCAACTATAAGAATCTTCCTTTTACCAAAACCGTCCACTTTCATCTTCGGGGTCTTGCATTCTGAATATAAACCACAGGATCCACACTTTGGGATCAGAGGAATATTTTTGCGAGAGATATCTTCTTCCTGGAACAGACTGAACACAATTACACCCCTTCCGCCTCTGCCACTATCTATTACTTTCTTTTTTATTCAAAGGAAAAACCACATCTATTGATTTCAGTTTCTCGATGAACTCTCTGGCTTCTTCCTTCCCATAAAATAGATCTTTCGTGGATGAAAGAGCAATCCTCATGCTCAACTCATACCCACTCAGGTAGCTGTCCCACAAAACATTGATTACATTAGGATCTGTCTCGACCAAAACAATGAAATGCTTGGCCAACCAAACAACAAACTCCCCCCACAACGGGTGGTTTCTGTTGTCCCAATTGGGGAAATCAACCATATGTTTTTCCTCTACTCGTTACTGTCAGGATGTAACAAACTCGTAACATAGACGTACTTCTCGTTTCGGATCAGCAATTTTCCAGACAACACCTCGCAATCTTCCTCACTAATAATAAGACGAGAAAGTATCTCTGGGCTCATATAAAAAGAAATGGAAGCTCCAGAATAGTCCAACTTCCCCCACTCTTCATGACTCCCAGTGATCCCTTCTCCTACAATTCGTACCTTCCCCGGCTTCAGATCCACCCGGAGAAGATCCTCCCCTCCCCGCTCCGAAGAGAAGATTCTCGCAGCCTTGGTTGCTGCAGCCAATTGCTTTGATAGTTTGATCTTCTCCCCTGTTCCTTCCAAACAACTGCCAAGGTCAGGAAAAGTTTCTCCTTGGTATCTTCTGCACATGAAATTCACATCTGTTGACTTGAAATGAATCCATGTTTCAGAAATAAACCAGTGACTAACTCCAATGCCGACTATTTCTTCCATGCAGTTAGCACGAACCAGCACCGAGGAATCGTTCCCACAAATCATGGGCCAGCGAAGAATCTGATGTCTGTCTGTTGCTTCAATCCACTTTGGATGGATATGAAGGAATATAATGACTGTACTTTCGTCCCTGCCAGCACAACCGCAAGTTTCCTTTGCTGCTGCACAGAAATTTTCTGGCAGCGTCTCCCAAGAAGAAGGAGTCTCTAAGGAATTAACTGGGAGAATAATTTCTTTCTCCAGCAAGAATTTACTTCTCCTCCCCCTTCCAGACAGTACCAGTTGATTTTTATCTACATAAACTTGGAGATCTTCATCTGGAGTTCTCCGCAAAACATCCAGCAGTTTGTCTGCCTTCACTGCTCCAACTACTTCATCACCAAACGGGCTGTCCCTACAACAAGCTACCTCGTCGTTGAAAGTAATCAACTTCCCATTAGAAAATACGAAGTGTTTGGATTGCTCCAAGGTTACTACGTCTTTGGCCACACCAGGAGTAACAGACTCCAGTTGACCTAATAGAATATTTTTCTGAATTCTCATCCCCACTATTCCTCTTGGAGTCCCACTAGGTATCTCATATCTATTCCAACCTCGACCTCGACCGCAAGATCCAGTTTGAAAGTTTCAAAAACAACTCAACGAATGTCTTTTATGTGCGGATCAGACCGACAAACTTTGATATGTTTATTTCCATAAAAAGAGTGGTTGGAACCTAGCCACACAAGCCTAGATCCCAACCACCTTTCCAGGCCAACCGAAATTTTACGACTTGAAGAATTCTGGTCCACTAATGTGCCGACCTACAATCTTTTCAGCAACCGCAGTCAAGCTCCTGTAGGTCTCACCATCCAGCACAAATCCTTCCTTTCCAACCAGAACTCGGTACTCCTTGCCCTTGTATTTTCTGACCAGAACACTCCCATGCTTACCAGAGCCAGATCTCTTCAGCCTCTTGTCAGACCTGCTTTGCACCAATCGCTTTTTCTTAACAATCACATCCCCATCCTCTTTTGAAATCTCTTCAATGCTTTTCCTTAGTTCTTCCAATCGTTGTCGTGTTTCCTCTGCCTTTCTGTCCTTCTCTTCTTTCAGCCTTCTTTCCAAATCCTCCGCTTCCTGAAGCCTGCTCTCCACCTTGGTTTGATCCAAGGGAACAGTTCCCCATCCTAGCCTGGCTGTTGGATCGGATTTCAAATCCCCTTCCACAACAACAGGAAGAACATCACTCCCAATCTCACCAATATATTCCTTGGCCTTCTCACTTGCCCTTTCTAGGATCAAATCTGTAATATGGTTCCTATCCAGACCAGCTTCGCTTAGAATAGACTCGCTGTCTGGTCGAGACAAGAATGATGGTCCAAACTCTATTACCAAATCATTCACAATCTCCTGAATGACTTTCTGTGTAAGGTTTCTATACAAAAGTTTCTCCCGGATAACCCGACCGCACCACTTTTCAAATCGATCTCCAGGAATCCTGTCTGCCAGTTCCAGAAGTTCCTGCGGCATGGGAACCTCTCCACGAACCTGCGCCTCCGTATAGCCATTACGTCGGAGGAAGCCGACAAACTCTCTGAAACTATTTTCTGGTAGTCCCATCGTATTCCTCCTGATTGCAGTTAGAACAAACAGACAGAGAGATCCTTCCCATCCTCAACCCACACCCCAGTTCATTCATCATCCTTGTCCACAACCCCTTTCTGTCAAAGATGTTAGATAGTCCTTTGCTGGTAAGCCACACAACGAAATCCAATTTATCGCTCCCACAAACGTCAATTCCGATCCATCCATTCTTGGAAGCGTACCACACACTCTTCCATAGCTCTTCAACCTTCCCCTCCATGGAAGCCTCTTCCGGATGCAGCAGGGCTTTTTGAGTTCTGAGAGCATTAGATCCACACCTGCTGTACGTCCTTACAGCGACCTGTAGAGAGATCAACTCCGTTGCCCACGAGAAACATTCCCTTAGCGTCTTCTTCTTCCCATCCATGAGAAGAAGATACAGTCTGGGAAGAGTTCCCTTTTTGAACCTCGTCCCATTGGCCACTCTCATCACCACACCTCCTGAAGGATTCTTTCTATTCCGGGACGAATAACCCCCCAGCACTTGCGGACGATCTCAACATGAGCAGAATCCAGCACCTGTGCCTGAGATGCTGTCTTGTTTGTCTCAAGAAAACGAGCCAGTCCCTGAAGCAAACCGAACAGGCGAGCCCGGTTCACTTCCCGATGGGGCAGCTTCTCAACCTTCTTCTTGGGCTTTGCTCGTTCGGAGAGAACCGACTCCCACTTCTCCAGCTGAATGATCTGCTGCGCCTCCGTGTCAACCCCACGAACATCGCCGATCACCTGCTCCGCTTCACTGCCCCTTACCTTGTAATCATGCAACACCCTTGCCGCCTTGCGAAGGACGTTCGCGTTCCCAGAGATAGTGTGCAGATTGTCCAGGATGCTCATGCTGAACCCGCCGTTCGGCACACCGAGAGCACCGATCTTTTCTCGAACTTCTTCGGCTCGCTTGGTCTTGTAAATGGTGTTCACCTTGAGACCGAACATCTTGGCTGCGTCCGCAACCAAAACCCCATGTTTCTCGATCATGAATCGAGCATTCACAATCGCCTCTTCGCGACCCATCCCCACCACCGCTTCCCAAGTATTCACCACTCGGGGAAGCAAATCCTGCATAACAGGATCGAAAACCTGAACTGTGTAGGCATCAACAGTCTTTAATCCACTGGTGTTCGCCAGATCAAAAGCAGCGAGCCGGTGGTTTCCAGACCAGGGGAAGAACAACTTTCCATTCCGTTCCTTCTGAAGGATGCACATGGGGAACACCGAATCGGCATCTTCCATGTTTATGGCATAACGAACCACCACATCATCCATCAGCCTGCCGGACAGGCGAACCTGCCGCCGCATCCCCTCCTCCCTGTCGATGGAAGACAGGGGGATGTTGTTCTCAACATTGAACTTGATTCCCAGCCGACGAAGATTGGACTCGACCTTCTGATCCTTGATCCAGCGCATCTGAGAATCTCCCAAAGTGAAAAATAAAATCACCCGCTCCTGCAAACATAATAAGTAGGAGGCAGTTCTCCTATAAATCAAAAACCGAAACAATTGCTGGATTTGCCACAGACAAGCATCCAGCCACATGCACACATTTCGATACCGAATACTCTCCGTCACGAAGAACTACCCAGTTCAGTCGGCAAACTCCTTTCTGCTTCTCCTCTCCGAAAATGTTGATACCAATCATCCCGTTAACGTGTGCTAACTTACGCTTGTCCTCGCTAAAGTTCCTCCTGTCCAAGGTCTTTCTGGTGTAAGCATCTGCGTCCGATTGGGTGGCAGTAATTACCAGACAGTGCTTCTCCTGAGACATCCTGCGAAGTTCCTTCCATGTCTCATTTATCTGGTCCCTCTTTTCTGCCCTCTTGTCTATGGGCTCCAGCAGGTCTGCATAGTCAATGCAAACAATGTCAGGGACGAAACCTCCCATCTCCCAAGACTCCAGAACTGAACGAATGCCGTGTACGGAAATGCTGTTGTTCGGATGGCACGACAGGGCCAGGTAGGAATTCTTCGATTTCACCTTGTTGTTGATTACTTCCCTGCAAGCCTCCCAGGCAATACTACTATCCAAAGGTTCAGTAAATTCCCTCTCTCTGAAGGACACCACCGAAGTATACTCCACTCTGGTTTCATCGCTGCCTTCCACCCGAAATTCCCTTTTGGCAAGCCGTATATCTGTGGGAATCTTTATCAGGCAGGGCCACTCCGCTGCCTTGTATGGATGTTCAGCGGCCCGAACCATGAACCGAATTCCTATCTGGTGTTCCGACATATCTCCTACTTCAAAGAATGCCACCCTCCTTCTTTGTAGTACCCCCTGCCAGGCAATCTCCTGAAGCCAGTAAGATTTGCCAGACTTGTCTGGACCCATGAATGCTATTAGCGAATCCCTCTCCAATTGACCGGAAAGGAACCTGCCAAGTCCCCCCACCATTTCTACTAATGGATCTCTTTTCCTGTCAAACCAGGAATGAATTGCCTCTCTGTCCATCAGCACGTCTACCCTGCTTCCAACACCAAGTTCTACTTTGTTATACCCAACTATCCTGCTGTTAGCCTTCTCTAATTCTCCAGCCTGCAAGTCTGCCTGAATCGTCTCTGCCACCCTTGCCAACCTGACCTTGTTAAAATATTCTCCAGCTAGGTCAAGAACGTAATCTACCCCATCTTTCCCAGATTGTGTGTATTCCCTGAATACCCCAGATAGAAACCGCTCCATCAATCGGATACTGTCTTCATCAGATCCATTGCGGCGCTCTGCCCAGGATTCCAATATTGTGGAGATCCCTCGCTCTGGAGCCACACCATACTTGCGGAAATGGCATACACAGAAGTCTCCTATCTGGTTGGCCCAAGGGGAACCAAACATCCTCCCGTCCCATCTGGAACTGATTCGGCCCAGCACCTGGGTATCCATGACCATTGCTGCCAGAATCTTCCTTTCGATGGGACCACCTTCCATCGTTTCTATTTTCATATCACGTCATCATGCCTGTTAGGGTCTCTCGGAACTACGGGAAGTTTTTTGGTAGCAGACTTTTTCATTTCGTTTTCTATCCAGTCCAGACACCTCTCGAAGTGTAGGGGGTTAGTAATCACTAACTTAGTACCATCCCTGTTGATTATGTCCTTGCTTCTGTAGAAGGACAGCGCATTCATAATACGTTCGGGGTCTCCTACCCTGTCCAAAATGGATTGGAATGCTCTTGCAGATACTACCAGAGTCTTCCTGATTCTCCTACCAGACTTCTTTTCTGCGGCGGAGTGTAACATCTCCGACCAGTTGAAGAAGATCGGATCCGGAAGAGCCGAACCCTTCCTAGGGCGGCGAGGTTCTTCCGGTTGGATCTCTTCCTCCTTTTGATCCATGACCTCCTTCGGATCGGAAGATTGGCCATTCTCTTCGATTGTAGCACCACCGCGAAGCGGGGTGCTATTATGTAATTCATCTATCCGTATTTCATATATATTAGTTCCGCCCTTTTGACCTGAACCAGTTCCGCCCTTTTGACCTGAACCAGTTCCGCCCTTTGGGCGGAACTGGGAGGGCGGAAACTCGCTCCTCTGGTAGTATTCATCTAGATCCATCTCGATCTTTTCTACGTTTACTCGGACGAATCTTCTTCCGGGAACCCCTCTCTTATCTCGGTTAATGTACCCTCTTTCTTCTAGTTCTGCCAGGATCCCTCTCTGCTCCTTCTCCGTCCATGCCAGGGACTTCTCTAAAAACTCCTCTGTACACAGGAAGTATTCGTCCTCGTGGATGATTGCGTTTGGTCCAGTAGCATGGTTGATCAGGTCTTGCAGCATGAGTGCTTGCTGTCTGGATAGCAAGCCGGAGATAACGTAATCTCTTCTAAAAATCAGATAGTTTCCGGTAGCGCTTGCTCGGAGCAGGTGGCGGCGGTAGGACTCCGACGAGATACTGGACATGGGTAGCCTCCAAGAGAATTGAAATAGAGTTACAAGAGAGACTGTTCTGCCCTATTTGTAGGAATCATTCCAGATGGAATAGTAAGAACAGTTTAGTTTTGTATGAACATCGTTATACCAATCCACCAGTTGTTGTGGAGTCATGTTGTCAACGCATAACAGTTCCAGATGGAACACATGTCCATCTTTGGTCTTTAGTTGGGCAAAGGAGTCCATGGTGTCTTTTACTTCCATGTTCGGCTTGGAATACTTGCTGAATGCCCAGAGTCTTACCTGAACGAAGAACTTCTTCCCGACACAATCCTTGCGGCAATATTGCCAGTGTCGGTCGTGCCTGTCCATGTCCTTGTTGACAGACCATTCCTTGAATCCAAACGACACCAGTTCGTCAATGGTCATTTGATTGTCTCCATGTAGTTCTTGGCCAACAGGGAGCATTCCTTGTCACAGAAGATATTCCACTTGCTGGCTGGGAAGCCGTTCTTTTCTCGGAATCCCATTTGCATTTCCTTTCTGGTTGGATGTCCAGCCACCAGATGTACCGACCACATCTTGTCCTTTCGGACGGAAAGGGTATCTTCTACCAGCCAGTCTGGGATGCCAGAGAATCGGGGACTTCCTAGAAGCCTTAGCATGGTTACTCTGCTGTCGGTATGAAGAGTACCATTCCATTTTTTTGGTGCAGACGACAGGGCTGCGACAGCAGCGTATAATTCGGTAAGGTTATTGGTAATCTTTTCAACTCCCATCAGTTGCGGAGTAACAATTCCGGAAGCGTGTTTGATTATCTGATTGTTCTCTACTTGGCACCAACACCAGGTTCCACCGTATCTGGATGGGTTGGGACCGATGACTCCACCATCACAGTATATGGAAATCATTATTTCCCCCTAGAAGATTCATTTCTTCCATTTCAACATACTAGAAACCTTTCTCGTATGTAGTCCACTTCTTCTAGTGATGCTTCCCCTGGATCTTTTGCTTCTAGTTGTAACCGATGGGTTTTCCCTGGAAAGGATCCAAGTTGGCGGCATAGTTTCTTTGCTCTCTTCTGTGCTTCTGGTTCATTGTCAAAGCATACAACTCGCATGGGGTACTTGCTCATCCTCAGAATTTGTGAGGTAGAGTAGGCGAGTCCCATGGTTGCTACTGCTCCTGGACCTATTCTCCATACGTCTGTTGGTCCCTCCACAATTACGATGGCATGCCTAGCATAGTCCTCTCCGTACAAAAGTGATCTGGAAGACAACTCCTCCCATTCTGGTCTGGCGTTGATATATCTGGGATATACATCTCCGAGTGATCTAGTCGTCCACGTTACTGTTCTACCATCGTTGATTATTGGAATCCATATCCTCCATGCCAGGTCCGAGGCAAGACCAATGCCCCCAATCTTCCAGAACATTTGCAGTATGGTGGGCTCGAAACCTCTTGATGTCAGGTAGCTCTTGTGTACGGGCAACAGCGGACCTAGCCCCGTTGGTAGTCTTACTTTGTTTCTTGTCGGCTTATGTCTGATCCTGATCCGATCAATGGATCCAGATATCTCTTTGGCCTTGCCATAGGGAACATCTAGCAGGGCAGATATCACCTTGGTTATGTGGTGGAATCCACAGGTCCAGCAGGAGCAGTTCCCCCGGAGAAGACTGTATCCCATTCGGAATCTTCCAGAACCTGGTGAGCAGAACGGGCAGTCAAATCCGATCCAGTTGGCAGTAACATGGTGGTGCTCTCCTCCTTTTCGATAATCAATGTTGTTCTGTTTCAGCAGATCAATAAAGGATAACATGATTACTCCCTTAGAAGTTCTCTTGTTAGTTGATTGTATATGTCGAAGTCGTCTCCCCCCTTATCTCCATCCAGGGTTTGGTTGAGGATGTTCTGTTTCTTCTGAATCAGCCCAAGCAACTTCTCCTCGATTGTGTTTATTGCTACCAGGTAGAACACGTCTGCTTCGTGCATATCATTTACTCGTGCCCAGCAGCGGTCTTCTGCTTGTGAATGTTCTCCGGGAGTCCAGGATAGCTCAGCGAAAACCACGGTGCTTGCTGTTGTCAGGGACAGTCCCTTGCCGGCAGCAACAATATTTCCTATGAATACACGAGTGTTCCTGTCGTTCTGGAACTTGTCTACTGCGGCTTCCCTTTTGATCGGTGATGTTGATCCATCAATTACTACACAAGAGTCCGAGAACTCTTTCTGGAGAGATCCTATAATACTCTTGTGAATAGCGAAGACAATAATCTTTCCATCAGAACTGGAGAGGAAGTCCTGGATCCACTCGACCACTGATCGTACTTTCAGTAAAGCAGCTAGTCTCTTCAATCTGCTTAACTTGGACAGTTGTTCAGCTCGCTCTGCTCCTGCTACCTGATCAGGGTTTCTCTCCCGCATCCATCTAAGGAAGTCATTCCTTGCGTATTCATATTCTCTCCTGTTCTCGATCTCTACTGGCAGGACTATCCTTCTCTTTGGAGGCAAGTCCTTGAACACATCCACCTTACGTCTTCTGACCATGATGGACTTTGACAGGATGTTGTGGAGGACATCCAGGTTAGCGGATCCCGAGAAGTCCCACCCCCATGGAGTCTTTCTGGGGGAACAGTACGTTTGCGCATAATCCCAGAAGTATGGGAACAGTCGTGGACGAAGCATGTGCAGCACTGTCCATAATTCTGCTGGGCGGTTGGTCAGTGGGGTTCCAGACAGGGCAAGGACGTAAGGGATTCTCGATGCCAGTCGGAAGGAAGCCTTGGTCCTCTTCGCCTTTCTGTTGGTGATGTACTGACATTCATCAAAGATCACTGTCTTTGGTTGGACATACTTTCTCAAGGTCTCTTCCCACTGAGGGAGTATGTCATAGTTGATCACATACAACGGAAAGTCGGCAGGGGGAACATTTGCTTTCCTTCCTTCAAGTATGCAAGAGCTCATCCCTCCGTGCTTTGCTGCTTCCCGCTGCCAGTTAAACTTGAGGACGGCAGGACAAACAACAACGGCTGGGAGGGTGGTTGTGGGGTCTTGGAGGAGGAACCTTACTGCTTGACAGGATTTCCCCAGTCCCATTTCATCAGCAAGTAGGGCTCTTCCTCCAAGTTCCCACAGCCTTTTTACTCCATCAATCTGATATTGGAATGGAGTGACCACTGTATCTCCTGGTATAGTTATCGACTATAGGTCAAGTAATTGTGATGTCGGGGACATTCCCTTGGTAATGATTGAACTCTGTTTTTCACATCTGTTCCTCATATTCCTTGACAAGATGGTCTTGCGAACATCTTCAAGGCACTGGTTCGCCATCCTGACGACGTGTAACTTGTCGATGATGGCCGCCGCCTGCGGCATGGTCACGGTCACGGCATCGAGGTACGGCTTCCACACATCCATCATCACGACTTCTACGAGGTCGTTCTTGGGGAACTCGCTCAGGAAGTGGGTGGCGGCCTTCTTGGTACGCTCCTCCAAGACGCCGACAATAGTGCGGTCCTTGACATTGGTGATGACGCACCGGGGCTTCCTGAGCAGGTGGACTTCATCTATGCCCATCCACTCCGGGGCGGCGAAGACAACCTCCTTGTCCAGTCGGTCGATGTAGGCATTGAACAGGTTCCGCACCGTCTTCTCGCTTACCCCCACTTCGTCGGCAATGCTGGTGAACGTGCGGAGGATGCTCTGTTCTTCGATGAAGGCGGCGAGCCGCATGGTCATCTGCGACCGCTCGTCCACGTCGGGGAGCGGTTGGAGGAAGGCCCTGTCGCAGTCCCGGCATTGGTAGCGAATGCGGTCCAGTAGGACGCCCACCAGCTTGCCGTGGGCGGTCAGGTCCATGATGAGTTGGGGCCGCGTACCGTGGTGGTACAGCTTCCCGGCGAACAGGTTCCCCCTGCCGCAGTGGACGTTCGTCAATCTGGTAGTCGGGCAGGTTGAGGAGGTTCATTCAGCCTCCCTTCCGACGCAGACACCGCTTGCAGGTGACGGGCCGGGCCTCTGGAAGGCCCACAGGCCGCACGTTATTCGGTTCCTCGATGCTGAAGCCGAAGTCGTCATAGCCGTTTTTGAGAAGTATGGTGTATCCCATCTGTAGTTCAGGCGAGAAATAAAGATCACAACTTTTGCACAACACAGTATCCTCGTCGTACATCCAAATCAACTTGTCTACATCTTGTTCCAAACAATATGGACAGTGAGGAGCACTAAGGATTTCGTCTATCATGTTCTCTCCTACTCAAAGAATGACCATGTTTCCTTGGTATTTCTGAACTTGTTGTAGACAGTAACATCGATTCTCGAACCGACGTACAGAACATTTTCTACAATTACCTCTTCCGGTCCATCTGGACCTTGGATCTGAAAGCACTGCCCAACCTGATACGGGGAAGGGTTGTGGGGGAATATTCGTTCAGTCATGTTTGTTGATCCTTGGTAAGATGAGAGAGGAGAGGTATCCGTACCTCCCCTCTCTTGAAAGTTGTTTAATCGATTAGAGCAGAGTTAACCTCCTTGAATGCCTTGGCCACTCTCCAGCGCGACCACCCCATTCGGATCAGCCTCTTCCTGGATTGTGCTGGAGCATTGGTATCCACCAGCAGTTTGGTTAGTTGTTGGGCATCTGGGCTCAGTTCAAACAGAAACCTGTCCAGATCAAATTGGGGAGTGCTCTTTAGAGAGTGCTCCTGATTGTCGCCCAGCCGAGTAGTCCTTCGGCTTTTGTACTTCTTGGCTTCCTTCTTGCAATACTGGATAAGGTGGATGGCGAGAATGGAACTGATCCACTTGTGCAGAGGACTTCTACCTTCCTTGTAACTGCGAATTGCGTACAGGAAACACCAGTTTGCTTCGCTGTACAGGTCTTGCGTATCCATTGAAGGGTAGTTTTCCTTGATTCTCTTGACGAAGTAGTGGATCATGTTCTTGTACTGGTGGTAGAGTTCATTCGTGGCCTGCATGGTTGTCTTCCTTTCTGTTAGACTTGCAATACGTTGTAAAGGAATCTATGAACCTGCTCCATTTGTTTGATGGGAGGGTTCATCTTTGCCATTTCTGAAAACCGAACAAGCAACTCCCACTTACTGATCTTTTGATCTGGCTTGATGCTTTCCAGTAGCCTCCCTGCTCTGGACCAGGGCATTAGTTTTCTTCGACCCGCCACATCCAGACACCGGGCTGCTTCCTGATAGGTTAACTCCTTGTCTTCCAGACTGTTCATGGTGTAGTTGAAACCGTTTGCACGATTGGAGAACTCATCAAGTGCAGTTTCTACCTCCTCCTTTAGATTGAATTTGTCGTCGTGCTTTCTGAACAGAACTTTCGTCAGAGGAACGCCGTTGCCATTGATTACCACCCCTCCATAAAGGGCAGATCGAAACGTCATATCATTGCTGTTGATGACGGAGATCCCTTGCTTTAGTTCATCGCTAAAGCCGGGCAGAATGACCGTCATGCCTATGGCGATGTCCTTTCCCTTCCTTGATGTTTGTGCCTGTACATCGTGGGGGAACCACTCTCTTTCCTTGGCCTGATTGATCAGTTCTTCCACGATTGCATGTTGGGGAACGAACTTCCATTTGTTTCCTGCCCTCTTGGATCTTTCTTCTTGGATGTTTTTGAGTTCTTCCGTGTTGTTTTTCTTTTTGGTATGAATCATATCTAGTCCTCCTATGTGTTCTCATCGTATAATTGGAGTTTTGCAAACCTCTTCCTAGTAGCCTTTTGAGAAAACACTCAGTTCAAATTCTTCTAGTACTACATGTCAGTGTAGATCCTCCTGTAGAGTGGTTACTTGGGCACAACGGTGTGCCCATCCGTCTTGGTGTCTTTCAAGTCGGCCCCTGTCAGGTTGGCCCCTTCCAGGTTAGTCCATCTCAGGTCGGCCCCTGTCAGGTCGGCCCCTGCCAGGTGGGCTCCTCTCAGGTCGGTCCCTCCCAGGTCGGCCCCTGCCAGGTTGGCCCCTCTCAGGTCGGCCTCTCTCAGGTTGGCCCCTCTCAGGTCGGTCCCTTCCAGGTCGGCCCCTGTCAGGTCGGTCCCTTCCAGGTTGGCCCCTTTCAGGTCGACCCCTGTCAGGTCGGCCCCTCTCAGGTTGGCTCCTTCCAGGCAGGCTCCTTCCATGTTAGTCCATCTCAGGTCGACCCCTCTCAGGTCAGCTTGACACAAGTTGGCCCCTCTCAGGTCGGCCTCTCTCAGGTTGGCCCCTCTCAGGCTAGTCCATCTCAGGCCAGCACTTTCCAGGATAGCCCTTTCTAGGTCAGCTCCTCTCAGGTCAGCCCCTCTCAGGTCAGCTTGACACAAGGAAGCCTGCGACAGGTCGGCCCCTTCCAAGTTGGCCCAACTGATGTTGGCTTCGGGATCGAAGCTCCTTTCGCTTGCTGCCAGGAAAGCCCTGATCCTGGCATCCTTGCCGGCAAGATCATGGTCCTTGGTAATCTCCTGATCCAAGCGGATCGATGAAGATACTGCCTTGTTCCCCTCTTCATCGATCACATCCTTGGTTGAGATTAAGAACAGTTTTGATCCCGGCATCCACCACTGGAGGGGACTGGTGGTGGAATGGTAGCCATTCTTGCAGAGTTTGGCATTGTTGATCTCAGGAGTCCATTCCCCCAGAGGAGGGTAAGTATAATCCCCTCCGTGGCAGGATTTGTGATCAACTAGCACTTTGAATCGGTAATTCATTGGGAACCTCCTTTTATTTGAGACTGTATGATACAGTCAAAGGATTAGGCAAGACCTAGATGAGCGACGATTCGTTCCCTTGTTGTTTCGTTCCAACACCCAAGGCAACCATGGTCGCACCCGAAGAGAAAGCCGGAAATGGACGATCCACATAGTGTACAGATCTATAGGCTGTTGTCAGTTGCCATGCAGCTGGAAGTGGGGCTTGCAAGGCCCCAGGTATAATCCATTACAGACGGATCATCTTCTCTTTGTTCGTGAAATGTTGCCGTCTTTTGAGCATACACACAGCAGAACCATTACCAGTATTCACTCCCCAGGAACACGCGGTACAACTTGTGGCCAAGACTGTCTGTTC